CGTTCCAAGCGTTGCGATATTCTTACTTGCATCTACAACCACCGCTTTGCTTGCCGTTACTGTTCCTGCTGTTACGCCAAGTTCAGAAGCATTAATATTTGTGATAGTGTTATTATCAGCATCAATACTTTTGTTTGTTAAAGTCTGTGTAGTATCAATTCCATAAGTATCAAAATCTGATACTAACGCTTGTTTCATCGTATCGCCATCTGATATTACTACACCATCTGTTCCTGCTAATGTAACAGTTGCTTGAGTCGTAGCACTTCCATCCATGATGTTGAGCTCTGCGGCTGTGGAGGTTACGCTCTCCATTTTGTCGATTTGTGCATCTATTACTGCACCTGTATTTCCTGAATTATAATTTGCCATTGTATTATCCTACGTTAAATATGTCACCAGATGATGTGTGAAATACCTTCCCATCTGATGTTATAAAATTCTTTGTTGCTTCCCATATCCTTACGGTGTGTCTTTTTGCTAATGCTAATCCTAATTTTAACATCTAACCTCCTAATAATCGTTTGAATAACGATCTAACCTTCTTACCAAAGGTTTTTCGTTTAATTGGCTTCCTTAAATTAAGCCTTAACATTAGCCAATGTAAGCAAGGATTTTACCACTCGAAAGAGTAACGGCTGTGAAGTCCCCATAGACTACATCACCTTCTGATAATGTCATGGAAGCGGGTAAATTATCGCCAGTTGCACTTACTGAAGATGCAATTACTGCATCACCGTGAACGGCTTTGAATGCGACCCAATTCCCCGAATGGAGACTTGTGTCTGTATAAGTGTTAAAACCACCTTGACCTAAACCAAGGTTGCCTGTTTGTTTTACGGAATATCTTCCAATATCTCCCATCTTGTTCTCCTATTGTGATGCCTTACCGAGCGTGAGTTTTCTCATGGGCATCTGTTATAGAAGGGGGCGGTTAAGCCCCCTCCGTATTATTACCTATTAGGGATTGTTAAAATTAACAACCTGTCCTGCTGTATCGCCAGCACTCTGCACTAAAGATGCACCGAAAAGAACATCAGCAACTACTGAAGTTGCAAGATAATCTATATCGTATGAACTTTGTACTCTTGGGGCAATCTGCATTGCAAAAACAACACTATCTTTTGTGAAGATAGTTGCAGTTTCATCACCAGTACCACCATCATCATCCCAATCAACAGAATAGAAAGCATCCATTCCCATAATCGAACCCTGACTACCAGTAGCGTGAGCAGAAGCACGACCAGCTTCATTGCTCAATGAAAATTCGTCTACAGCAAACAATGAATTGTAAGCCGCAGGTGAACCATACAAGTAAGTATCACTTGTATAATCAACACCAATATCCATTAACTTTTGTGTGCCTGTACGAATTTCAGACGAAAGCAATGTATTGTCTGTCGCAAGGGTTACATCATTAGCGGTTGCACTTTGAAGAATATCTACTGCGAGATAATTTTCAACTTTCTTTGCCAAGGCGTATCCCATTGATTTTGCATACATATTAAACAAATCAGCACTCTCTTGTACCCGAACAATATCTTCGATGCGTTTAGCTTCGTAGAAATGTTGGTCGATTGAAAGGTCTGTTTTACCATCCGTGTTAGCGGAATAAGTTACTGCCGAGTCTGCTGACTTGGAAGCTGCTGTTTCTTCGTCTACCCGAGGGATATGGAGAGTATCTCCACCACCAGATAGTAAAGAGGATACATCTGTTACCTTATCTTTCAAGCTAAACTTGCGTTCTGCGTAATCTAAAATTGCGTCAGCCCATAGTTCAGGAATGAAATTAGCAGCAGTTGTGACTGTTACGTTAGCCATTTAATGACTCCTATCGTTTGTAGGAATCCACAATACTTGACCAATTACTGCGTTTGTCTTTAATATCCATCTTCTTCCATTCGTCTTTCGGTATCTTTGTATCTACCGTACCTGCGTTATCAGGCGGATTAGATTTGACAGATAATTCTTCCACAACATTTAAAAGATCAGCAGTATTGAGATTCTTAAATTTTTCTTGTTTTCCTTCAGGAAGTTTACTCAAGGCATCGGATCGAATCTTACCATCCAAGACGTCAAATTTATCTTTGAAAGGTTTGTAGGAATCAACTTCTTTTTGAAGCTCGGCATTTAATTCTTGCCACTTTTCCTGTTTTTCGAGTTCAGCCTTCTTCGCATCTTCCTCTTTAAGTTCATAGGACTGAATCTTATCACGAAGTGCGTTACGCTCATCAATGACCTCATTCAACCTTGAACGGGGTATAGCATTTGTGTCGGGTTTTGTCCCTTCGCCCTTTTTAACGTCTGTATCGACTATCTGTTCTTCTGACATTTTTAACCTCTTTAGTGAGTTAATAAAAATACACTTGCATTAAATGTATAGTATAATATATATTATAAATAACTATAATGCAAGAAAAAAATTACGATTTTAAAAAAAAGTGGTTTGAATATCTTGGATACACTCCCCATACTGGTCAATTAGCCTTACATTATCCGTCAAAACCAGATGCGAGATTCCATGTTATGGTATGTGGACGTAGATTTGGGAAAACTTGGGCAAGTGCAATGGAAGCGACCTATGTAGCATCCCAACCGAATAAAAGAGTATGGGTTGTGGGGATGTCTTATAAAAAAGCACGATTAATCTTTAGAGAGATTTGGCAGAGAATGGTTATAGGACATGGAGATGATATTGTCCGCTCCTCCGAAAAAGATATGTATATTAAGTTTAAATGGGGGACAACCGTTGAAGGAATGAGTGCAGATAATGCCGATTCTCTGGTTGGAGAGGGGTTGGACTTCCTTGTCATTGACGAGGTGGCAAAAATGAACAAAAAGATTTGGGATATGTATTTATCGCCAACAGTTGCAGGACGGAAGGGGAAAGTAATCTTTATTACAACCCCAGAGGGACGAAATTGGATTTACGACTTATACAAACTTGGAGAAGTTGATGATGAATGGGAGAGCCATTCTTCCCCATCTTGGATTAATCAGCATGAATTTCCCCTCGGATTAGACGACCCTGCAATTATAGAACGCAAACGTAATATGTCGAAGGAATTGTTTGGACAAGAATTTGGGGCTGAATTTTCAGTCTTTCAAGGTAAGGTATGGGATTTTGATAGAGAATTGGATGTGGGTGATTTTTCCTATGATAAGGATTTACCTACCTATTGCTCAATCGACTTTGGCTATCGTATGCCTGCGGTATTATTTATGCAAACTCAATGGATTGGAGACACGGAACATATTCGAGTCTTTGATTCCATTCTGCACAAAGAAAATATCAAAACAGAAGATTTAATCAAGATGATTAAGATTAAAGGTTATCCTATCACTTCATTCTATGGAGACCCTGCTGGTTCAAGCGTTCAAGGACAATCAGGTGCAGGAGATATGGAGATATTTAGACGAAGTGGGATCAAGATTTTATGTATGCGAGATAGATTGAGTCGCAATATCACATCAAGCGTATCATACGCACGAGGGTTCTTTGAGAGTGCGGATGGCACACGAAAGGTTCATGTAGATAAGAAATGCAAAGATGTCATACAGGATTTTGAAGAATACCGTTACCCAGAGACAGAAGATGGCAAACCAATTAAAGAAGAACCCATTAAAGACGGTTATCACGATCATGGATGTGATGCCTTTAGATACTTTATCACCAATAGATTTCCCATGAAAAACACAGTAATGAAAAGGATTCAAAGATGATTGAACAATTAATTAAAAACAAATTAACAGAAGCAAAGCTATCCAATGCTCACGCAAAGAGAAATGAAATAAGAAAATTTTTAGATTATTATTCTGGTACATCTACCGAATCTTATATTAAGGATTTTTTCACAGGAGAGGCTTTTACGGAAATTCCACCCTCAATGACTAATTTTACACGAAAATTTATCAATAAAATAAGTCGTATCTACACTTTAGGGGCAAAGAGGACTGTTGGGAATAAAACCAAGGCTTACGATAAACTTATCCCGACAAAAGATGTTAGAATGAAACATTCGGAGAGAATGACTCGACTACTGGGAACTATTGCCAATAGGGTGTTTTGGCACGATGGTAAGTTTGACTATCGACCAATTTATTATTTTGAAACATACTTTGGCGACGATCCATTCAAACCAGAGGCGATTATTTATCCTCTATTGAATAAGACATCTGATTTATCAAATACAACTAAACTCCAATGGGGTTATTGGGATGCGGAACAATATGCAGTGCTTAACGAAGATGGTAAAGTTTTAAGCGAGGAAAAGAATCCTTATGGTATTTTGCCATTTGTCTTTACACACAGGGAAGATCAAATTGATTCTTTCTTTGTCGAGGGGGCGAGTGATATTGTAAATTGCAACGAACAGGTTAATATCGGATTAACAGAAATGAATCTCGGAATGAGATTTAATATGTTTGGACAACCTTGGGTTAAAGGATTGCGTAGCGACCAAAACCTAATGAGGGCTGGTTCTAATGAGATTCTTGACATGGGTGACGAGGGCGAATATCACGTTACGTCTCCAAATGGTAATGTAGAAGAAGCAATAAACAATATTAAATTTCAAATTGAACTTGTTGCCTCTAATAACCACCTGTGGATTCAATGGGCAGAATCAGGTGGCGAAGTCCCCTCTGGGATTAGTCTTATGATTAAAGACCTTGAAAGAAAAGAGGATTATTTTGACGACATAGCTTTATGGAGACTGTATGAAAAAGATTTTTATTCTGTGGAAAGAGTTATTGCTGAATATAACGGTATTATGTTACCTGAAGATTTTGGAATTGACTTTGAAGAAGTAGAATATCCAACAACGGTACAGGATCAAATTTTAAAAGACCAGTTTGATTTAGAACAAAATTTAATTACTCGTGCCAAAATCATGGTGAGAGACAACAAAGACCTAACGGTTGAACAAGCACAGGGAATCATTGATGGCAACAGACAAACAAACGAAAGCGAATCGAAACAGTCAATTTTTGCTCAATTCCGTCAGGAAGCTGGACAAGATTAATGATATTGAATTTGAATTAGAAGGAAATGTTGCTGAAATAATTAAAGACCCCACTACTTGGGGAGAGCGACAGGTTGAGAAGTTAATTCTACAATATCAAGATAAATATTTTGAAGCAAAACAATTAGGCGAGGAATTTTGGGATGAAGTTAGAGATAAAAGTAGGGGTTGACTTCGGTAAACTCGCTGATGAGTTGCCAAAGCTGATTGAGAATCATGTATCACGTATAGCAGTATCCTCTGCTGAACGGGCAAAAAACGCTATTGATAGTGGTAAATTTACCCCACTACGAGATTCTACAAGAGAGATACGAGAAAAGGGTCAATCTCCTGCATCAGGTAGAACCGCTACCAATTCATTCAAGCCACTTGTCCATACTGGAAGATTAAGAAATAGTATTAAAGGGACTAAGGATGGTATCGAAATGCTCGAATATGGAAAGCATCATTTAAAAGATGGCAAAACAGAGAATAGTAAATTTGCCGAGAAATTTAATATGGTAGGTACTCACAGGGCGGCAAGAAACTTCCTCGACCAAGCAATAAAGCTCGGAGAGAAAGACACCACCAAGCTCACAAAAACCCTCATTAAAAAAATGAAAAAAGCCCTTAATCTTAAAACACCACTTGTATTAAAATCATAAAAAGGTTATATTATGCCAGAGAAACAATTAGATGACAAAGATAGAGAAATACTTTTATGGATTGCTCTCGGACTATCTTATGATGTGCGAATCTTCGCAGAACGCCTTGGACAAGAAGTTGACAGACTTATACGAAGTGGTGTTAGCGAACAATCAATTATTGGGGTTCTTAATACGGACTTTAGTCAGAAGGGAAGAATTTTTGGAGAGTTCAGAAACTCAATTAAGCGAGGAATTGTTGGAGGAATTAACCAAGCATTCCGCAGATTTGGACGGATGGGGCAAAAGTTAAGATGGATTACGGTAAGTAAGAATGTATGTCCAGACTGTGAGAGTAGGGCAGGGCAGCTTGACACTTGGGAAGGTTGGGAAGCAAGGGGGATGCCTGCTTCTGGATGGAGTGTCTGTAAAGAGTATTGCTATTGCCAGTTAATGCCTGAAGATATAGAGATGAAAGATACTTTAACGATATGAGAAGATTTAAAACAATAAGATGGATTTGTAATGAATGTGAGTGGGATTGGGAAACCTTGTCTGTGATAATAGACGAGGAACAAGAAACAGAACAATGCCCATCATGTAATTCATTCGATGTTAGAGAATCCATTACCGCACCCTCGATACAATTTGTGGGTGATGGTTTTTACGAAACTGATTATAAATAGTTTTAACGTCGTTGCTCACGAGAGGACGACAAACTAACGGAGTACAAAATGAAAATAGCAAAAATACCTATTCATTTCAATCGAGATGAATTTCTAACCCCCTTTGACACAATGTTTGACAAGATTGTGCAAAACCAATTCCCCAACTTCCAGAAAGAGTTTGGGATTTCCTTTAAGCATGGGGCTTTTCCGAAGGTAGATGTTGTAGATTATGACGATATGGTCGTGATCGTGGCAGAACTACCCTCAATGAAGAAAGACCTGCTCAATATCGACGTAGAGGATGGAGTATTAACGATTAGTGGTGACAAGCATCAATTAGAAGAAGATGATGCTCGTTACATTATGAGAGAACTCAAACATTCGTCGTTTAAACGTTCATTTGAATTGGGAGATAATTTATCAAGTGATGTATCTGCCAAATTTGAAGATGGCGTTTTAAGAATTGAGATTCCTAAAAAAGAAAAAGAAGAATCGAAAAAACGTCGTATTGATATTTATTAATATAATTAATGCCTATTGATTATATTAATAAATGCCATGTCTAATATATTGGGTCTCTTGTAAACAAGTGTATAACTCTTTATATATCCCTTATATAGTATATATAAGGAGACCTTCTGTATTTGATACGGCTATGGCATATTTTCAGGTATTATGTATAATACACCCTCGGTGGGGGTTTCAAAAAGATTATACCCCCACCTTGAAAATTTGACATGGCTTTGCTTGGGGGGTATGCTTGAAAATTTGATATGGCTTTTTTCCACTATGTCTTGATATACATAGAGATAGAGCGAAAATCACGTTTTTAGCAATTCTTTCTCTTTTTTTATGATTTTTTGATGCCAAAGGTGCATTTGTAGCTTGGTTTTTCTACCCTGTGGTAGCTTCTCTACATTGGCATTTTCAGCCCTTCTACGCCATTTATCGGCTTCTCTGCGTAGTTCTAAAGTGTGTTTCTTTTTACGGATTTTGCTTAATTCTTCCGCCTTTGTTGCTGGTTTTTCTTTTGTTTCAACTATTGGTCTTTGGGGTAAAACGGTAAATTCAGCTTCCTCGACTTCTTCAAACTCGGGTTCAACCTCCTTATCCAAGAACTTCTCAAATGGACTCTGGTAGTTATTAACCTCTACCCTCTTTATAAGTTTACCACTATGTTCTAATATCAAACGTCCCGCCTGAACATTCCCTGACTCTGCCTCACGAATCATGGCATTCAATACCTTCGGAAGCCTCGCCCCAAACGAAATCATATACTTCTGATAAAAGACCTCAACAAACTCTGGGTCTCTCAACCATAAATACACCGTACTGGAAGTAACACCTGATTCATCTGCCACTTCTTCCATCTTGGCATTAGGATAAGCAGTCATATATTCAATAGCCCTCACTTTAGAAGGACTCCATTTAGCTGGTAAATTAACTTTCATATCATTTCCTTATTTGTATAATATACCGACTATGACTTTATAATACAATAATTATTAGCTAAAATACCTATAACATACGACCTTCTTTCAACTTTTTCTTTCAGCAATCAGTGTAAGTCTTTATATTGCTAATTTTGTGAGGAGAGGGGATAAACCCAACCCTCCTTTTTTGCATACGCCCCCGCCCTGTCATTTTGGCAGACAAGACGAGATTTCGTCTTTTAGACGAGTTTTCGTCTTTTGGGGTGGTTTTGATCGGTGTAGCCAATTAATAAAAAAAAATACTTGACTTTCAAAAAAATTGGCGTAAATTCT